TTTTTCTCGCTCACGTCTAGGTACTCATGCGCATTGCACAAATCCTGAAACGTGAAAACACCTTCGACAATATCCCGATGTTTCCAAAGTCCAGCCTGTACCGGCCTCCATAGAAACGGGTCTAGGTTTGGGTACTCGGTTGGCTCGAATCCGCCGTCGCCGGTATCTGGTTCGACCCGGCTGCGGTAAAAAAAGGGGCGATGTTGAATGCAACCGTCTCCTGCGTCAACTGCAAAACCGTTGGGCCATCAAACTCAAGATCGGGAATAGCATAACGACCATCCGACATAAAGATCGGCATGGCAATCGGCGTTCCCGTCTTGACGCTGTAGCGACCACATACTGCAAGAGACATTCTCTGGACTTCCGCCAACTCTTCGCGCGTCAACTGCTCAAGCAGGAAGTTCGCCGTCATCGCAAATCCTTGCTCCGGCGTGATCGCGGGAGCCTCGGATGCGGCATCTTGGTCTGTTGGCGTGATCGTGGCGAGATAGGCTCGATACCGCTTGACGAAGGTAAGCCGAATCCAGCTACCGTCCGCCGCCGTCATCTGGCCGATGCGGTACTGCTGATCGCCGATGGTGATGTCCTTGTGATCCATCATTTCTCCCTATTCCTATATCTATGCCACATCCACCTGTAAACCCAATTCCAGTGAAACCTATGGTAAAGAGTATGCCAAAGCAGGCGATCAAAAGGCCGTAGTTTGTTGATCGGGCCTAGAGTGTAAATCCTCTTGTCATCTGATTTGCGAATGGTGACTCTAGCAAGCTCCATAATGTCTCCGTGCTACTGGTTCGAGATGTTTGCGGCCATGAGAGTCCATTCCAGATACTCACCCTTTGACCCATAGGGCTGTGGCGGCTTCTTTGTGAAGGAAACCCCCGTGCATACGTTCTGGTCGCCCGTGACGAGGTTCTGTAGGTCAAGGGCGATAGCAGCCCAGTCCGCCGAAGTTCCGTTCGCTACTGCGGTCTGGTGGAGGTTCTGCGCCAACTTCAAATAGGAGTTGATTGCGCTGGTCTGCTGGCAAGAGACTTTGACCGTTCCATTGAACCCAGGGCTAGTCGAAACCATGACGGCGGAATCAGCGGCCACATCCTGCTCTGTCCATTCGTGCGTCATCTCGACAGTGATTTTGCCAGAGCCGAGCGAACCACCGGCAAGGATGAACGCCCCGGCAAGGGGAGAGGCAATCGCGCCCGTGAGGTCTTTGAATGAGTATGTCGTAGTTCCGTTTGCCATTGCGATCTCCTGTTACTTCACTGTTGCACGTTTACAGCGATAGTGAAACTCTGCTGCGTTCCGGCCAGAGTTACGGCGACATAGACTGGCATGGACTTGAAGAGGGCGCGGTCGCCGCTCGCCTGAGTTGAGAAGGAAGACGATCCAACCCAGAATCCAGAGGGGAGCGATGTACCCGGAGTCAGCCCACCAGAGGGTAGAAGTGGAATTGCGATACCATTCCACGTCCCCGCTGCGATGAATCCACGATTTGCGGCACGGCTGCAAGCTCCGCGAACGGCATTGAGGATGAGAGCCTGCCCACCATCGGTCTGCGGAATGGAGGCAAGGGATTGCAGGACATTGAGAACGGAAATCTGCGCATCCGCCGCCAGCATATCGAGGCCGAGAACGGTGGCAAAGTTCATACCGTTGCCATTGACTCCCTGATAGTAGAAGTCGTAGCTGTTGGCATAGTTGTTGTAGCTGTTGCCGTTGTTGCCGAATCCAAGTCCAGGCGTACCGGCAAAGACGGCGATTTGCGCCTGTGTCAACGGCTCAACCGTGATGCCGGTTAGCGTCTTGGCTGCAAGAGAAAATGCGCTGTTAGGTGCGCCCGTGTTCAGTCCCATTGCAACGCCAGCGATAGCCGATGCGATGTACAGATTGTTCGGCGCCAGGCCGCCCTGTACGGTTGAGTAAGCACCGTGTGCGCGGCTATAGTTTGCCGCTTTGATGAGCGAGAAGACGTTGCCAACCGAGCCAACCAACGCTGTTGCGCTCTGTGTCCCGTAGATGTACTGCATGGCCGGAGTTGCCGATTGTGCATACAGAGCGATTGCAACGTCGTCTTCATCCGTCGCCGTCGTACTCATTGCGGCGTACCATGCCGGTTGCGCCACGCGGCAAGCGGTGATTGCCTGTAACGGAGTCTCACCGATGGCCGTGATATTGACCTCAAGAGCGGCTCCGGTGCTAGGTGCTTCCGGGACAGTGGACAGTGCGCTTCCAACGCTGTACCCGGTGCCCTGACGCCCCGAAATGAACGCCACAGAGGTTACAGCCCCTCCGCTGACGCCCGTGACCTGCCCATAGCCAAATGAGGCGTTCAATTGCGTGATGAGGAAGGTATCGTGCAGTGCCCATCCCGTACCCGCTGAACCAGAGTCAACCGTGATCGCTGCGATGGCCGTCGCGTCTTGGGATCCAACCCAGAGATATTCAGGCGGAGTTACGGGCGGTGCAGACTGTCCAAAGTACAGTCCAGCGGAAATCAACTCAGGATCGGTCGGCTGAAATCCGTAGGATGTCATCGCGGCGACGCTGGCAAACTGCACACAGCGTCCATTTGTTCCCTGCGAGGGGATGCGCCCGCTGTTGCCAACAATCAATCCCTGATTGAACTGCGGGACGGACACTCCGCCGGGAGTCACTGAAACGCTGACATCGCAGAGGATTGAGAGCGGTAGAGGTTGAGTCGCCATGCTGTTTTCTCCTACAGTTCGACCGTTACATCTGTGATTATACCCGCCTCATCTTCGAGAATGATCTCGGAGCTTTGGATGGTCTGTTTCGTCAATGTATCCGTAACCTGCTCATTCATTCTTGCCGAGAAACCGGAGCGTTCCCACCACTGATTCTGAAACAACTCCGGAGTCCGTCGTACCGTGCCAATCACCGTATCGAGATACAGATTCGATGCCTCAAGGGTATCATGCACGAAATCCTGATACAGACACGCCTTGAGCTGCCTTGCGCGGTCAAAACTGTTTGGGCCGTAGAAGACGAAGCCTATTTCCCAAACCCGCGTGTAAATTGTCTGTTCGAGGAACGTCAGTCCTTGCGTCGCGTTCGGCTGAATCTCGTGCGCCGTATTGTAGGGATCGGGAACCTCGACCGCTCGAACGAAGGCAATGTCGTCTGTAGTTGCCCAGGCGGGCTGTCCGGGCGTGGGCCAGTCTATCCGTGCCTGAGAGTAGGCCGATGCGTCTGTGGGGCCGCTGGGCGTGATTCCGAGGCACTGTAGAACGATGCTCTGCCATAGAACCTGCATCTGGGCCGTAGTCAGTCCAGTGCTGGTCATCGTACCTACGCCGGGAACCGAGAAACTACTCACCGCTCAACCTCGCTGCTATGGCCTTGTTGAACCCAAAGTCCTTCCATTTCGTGACTGCCACGACGCGGTACAACTGCCCATCCCATGTAATCGTGTCGCCAATACCCGATGTGGTTCCCTCTGCGCGAGTCTTATACATTGGCAACTCTGAGATAAATCCCATCATGCCGGTTGCGCGATCTCCTTCGGGAACTTGTGCCAAGTCCTCTTCTGTGGCCGGTTGGATAATGCCCCAGAACGGAATCGCCGTCGTGACCGACACATAGCCGCCCTGCTGGAAGCTACCTGTTGAGCGATTGACCGTGTACGCCTGCGCGAATGCTGGGCTATTTGCCACGCGCGTGAGTGAGATGGTAGGCATTAGAGCGCAGCGACCTCCGCGATCCCCTCAAGAGCTTCTCCAGCGGTTTCCGCTCCGACTTCTACGCCCTCGCCAACGGCCTCAGTTCCTGCCTCAACGCCCTCTGCAACCTGAGCCGATGATTCCTCTACTCCGCCGTCGCGTTCCTGTTCGGCAAGGTTCCCCTCATGTACTCCGCCGCCAGTCTCGGTAATGTGTGTGATCGCTCGCCGCATCTGGCCCGTGTCGATGCCGGGGGTTTCGCTGCCCTTTGCGCTGATAGTCGATGGCATGTTCGGCGGCCATCCATTCCGCGAGTCGGTAAACCAAGCCTTCGATGCGCTCTCGCCAATCTGTCCGGCGCGGTCAAGATGCTCCATCATGCCCGATTCGTCACCATTCAACGCAGCTACTGAAGCCGCCGCAAGTTCCTTTGCAATCAAATCCTTCGTCGGATCGGCCTCGATTGCAGCCTCGATAACGACACGCGGAGGTTGCCCGCGCAACGGACTTCCATTAGTGAATATGAAGAGCAACTCGGCATTCGAGATCGGGTTCTGTGCGGCGCGGAGGAACTTGCGGGCCTTCTTCGTCAGTGTTCCCTTCTTCGACAATGCCATTGCCATTGCGCGTAGCTTCAACGCGTCCTGCCGATCATCTCCCTCTGGGATGCCTACCAGCGCATCCGCACCATTCAGCGCAGCGATGCCCGCATGAATCTCTTTCATGCCGGGGCCGCTCGAACTGAAGGAACATCCAAACACGCTACCTCCGAAAGTAAGCAGGGCCGGAACCAACGACTCGCGCCAGCGATGCCAGTTGAACGCCATACTGCGAAAGCGACCAAGAGGCCCAGTTGTCCACGGCCTTGATTGCCTGCAATCCCTGCGAAACCCCGTCCGCGCCCTGCGAGATGGTGATACCGGCCTGCAAGCTATTCGCCACAATCTGATTCGCCGTACTCTGCTGATTGCCTTCAGTCTGGCAATAGAGCGTCAGATAATGCGCGATGTAGAGAGCCATGCCAAGTTCCCACTGCTCACGCCAGCGCGATTGCATGATGGAAACAATGGCGATATTGAGATAGAGCTGCATCACTGCAAGTGGAACCAGTTGCGCCTCGTACACCGCAATCGTGGTTGCTCTAGATGCCGTAGCGTTCGATGATACTGTGATTTCCGGCATAGTTACTGACTTGATTACCGTCCCATCATTCAGCCCTTGACACGTCACCAACTGACCGACGGAGAGTCCCGTTGCGGTCGAGTCCACAGTGATAATCGGCGATCCCGATGTGAGAGTGGCAGAGATAAGCGCGGGCGCACCGAAGAATTTGGGATAGATGCCCAGAAAGTCATTTACCGTGTAGGGGGGATTCGTACCTGTAGGGACACCAGAGGCCAACCCCAGAAAGGCATTGCACTGGCACCAGCCCGGTATGCCAAACCCTCCAACGTCGCACCCATCGTAGCCATATCCCCCATAGATCGTCATGTAGAACTGGTCGATGTTCTGTGTAGGGAAGGATGGCATTGATGACTCCTAGAAAAGAGGGCAGAGGCATTGGCCCCTGCCCCGAAGGAAAGGTGGTACGCGGTTAAATTCCGTATCGGTAAACGAGTGTCGTGGGCCGGTATACGCGGACAATGCCGGTGTTGGCGATGTAGGTGGCGACGAACGCGCCGTCCTGCAAGCTCAATGGGCCGCCCATGCGCTGTATGTCCTGCAAGATGCCGAAGTTCAGGAAGTCATCGTTGAAGACGTAGGCCGTCAACTGCGCGGTGTTTCCAGTTCCTATAGTCTCAGCCCAAGACGGGAGAGGAACAATCTCTGGAGTCTTCCCGTTGATGCTGATACCGAAGTAACGAGCCTTGATCCAATCGAGGATTGTCGTGAATGCTGGTACTGTGCCTAGATTGGAACCGAGAGGAAGAACCATCGGCTGAAGCAATGCATCCCAGCGAGAACCGGGAACAAGGAAACGATCCGGGATGGAATCGAGAGCATTGCCAGATGCAGCCCATGCAATTTTCGCCGTGGTCTGAAAATCTTGCACGATGGCAAGGGGAGTAGTATTCGTTCCTAGCCATCCGCCCGTTGACACCGTGCCAGAGGCCGTATTGCTAACTCCAGGTAAAACACTGTTGAGCAGCCCCTGATTCGCCTGACGACCGAGATAGACGCGTCGGTCGAGGGTCTTGTTCCAGTCCGTCCGCACGGCCTTGTCCAGGATGTCATTCGGCGACTTGTTGGCCTGCGCCAAACGGAGCGATTCGACCAGCGGAATGCGGATCGAACGCTGCCATGCGAAGGTCGGGTAGACCTCCTGCGAACGGTTGAAATTCACAGTGCCGATGTCATTCGACGCTGCTCCCGTGCCGTCCGTGTTCGGCGAGAACACATCGACGAACTCAGCCGTCTCGGTGTCAACCCACCCGCCGCCATTCATCAGCGGAACGTCACGGAACCAGGTATGCCCTTCCAGCGGCATGTGCAGCCGAGGATCGGGCTTGTTGAGTTGCGATTGGAGGAAGATTTGCCCGGTCGATGATGCGTCCTTGACGCCCAGCGACTGCGCCCCATTCATGCGGAGTTTGTAGAGGTTCCGCAAATACGTTGGAGACTTGGCAAGTGCTTCCGTCTCAGGGTCGATAATGGCGCGGCGTGGTGTCGAGAGGTACAGTTCGTTCGAGTTCATCGTTTGGCTCCAGTGTTACGGGATCAGGCGGTTGAGAATTGTGACCTGCGCGGTAATCTGCCCGGTCGCTGAATCGGTCGAAAGGATTCCGGTCTTGAAGACAACCCCGTTCGTCATCAGCACATTCCCGGTCAGGGGCGAACCCTCGATAGCGCCAATCCAGCTATTCGGATAGCTTTCACTGGTCGCCGTGCGGATGTACACTCCAGCACCGGCACCGGCGGGAGTTCCGTAGGGAACTGCCACGTTAATTGTGCCGCGCGTCAGAGCGTCCGCTTCGGAACCGGCGGGATAGTTGCCGCTGTTGGCAATAGTTCCCGTGCCGCTGCCATTCGTCGGGTAGTAGGTGTTCGTCTTGACGTTGGCCTGGGCGAATGCAATGGGCGTTGTCCCGGCCACAGAACTCGAATCGACCGAGATGTACTGCGCCACGGACGAATAGGTATTGTTCGAGTTCAACACAAGCGCATCGCCGAAGTTCGGCACCAGCGTATCCGTCGGATTGATGAGGCGGGGCGTAGTGATCGGGAAGTCGGTCTGCGAGATCGACCCGATGGGGCCGAGGATAAGTCCAGTTACCGGAATGATGCTTGCAGGCATGATGGTTCTCCTTGTGCTTACTTACGGGCCGCGCGAGCGACCTGATAATCGTTATACGCCTTCAGTCCATCGGCGTAGGACTTGCCGTTGAAGAACGTGAACATTGCAGGCTCTGGATCGCTGTCTCCGATGCCGCCTTCGGGAGCAATGCGGGTCAACATGACGAACGGATCGGGCGCACCATCCTTCACGCCGGATGCAAGGTCGCCAATCTGCTTGTTGAGCTTGACGTAGGCATCCTTCGCTCCCTTATTGCCAGAGCGAGCCACAA